ATTAGAATATCTCTGTACATAGTTTCACCTCCTGTTCTCTATGTAAAGATATATAATTAGCTATAGTTTATAGTCATACAGCTGGACTGTAGTAGCTGAACCTATCTACCTATTTGTAGATAGGAACAGCTACTTTGTCTCCCGGATGAATGGTGTAGCTGGTTGCACCTCCTTCCATCTTGCGAGACTCAGCCACTGCTGTTGCAGCAGCTTCTCGAAGGTCGTAGTCAACCTTCGAGTCTTTGTTTGCATCTTGTACGATACTATTGATGGTTTCGCCTCCTTTCACGATATGCAATTGGAAGCTTGTTGGTTGCACTGGTGTCAACCACCATGCTACCATAACTAGTACTGTTGCTACTGCCATGATCATTGTTGCAAATTGTTTTTTCATTTTGAATTCCTTTCCTCCCATCAATTAGACATAGACATTGTGAAGGAAGTGTTTTGTTTTACACAATGTCTTATTTAAATTGACCCCATCACAATGATGAAGGTCATGACCAATCGACCATCGTTCGTCCCAAACACCACCATAAATCAAAGGCGGGGGGGCGAACTTTGGTCGATAGGCCATATATATATAAAACACTTACCCCGTCAGAAAATATCCTAAATTTTCTATATATATAGATTTTTCTCAATAAGTTGTCATAGCTGAGAATACTTATTTATTAACCTTCTTTTTTATAAGTTATTCTCAAAAAATATACCGACCACAATCTACATCCTTATGACGAACATATGTTTGATAAAAAAGAACAAAAAAATAAGAGCCCCATTAAGGACTCTTACTTATAACTAATGAAGTTTGTTATAAAATCTTTTTTAACGAATGTCTTAAATTCATTGAACGTACGTTCTTCATTCTTTGCGCCGATAAACGTATCGGCTAATCGTTTTGCTTGTTCTTTAAATAATAATGTTTGTATCTCGCCGCGTAATGTATGAACATGATGATCGAAATATAAATAATCTTTAATCGACAAAAATTTAAGTACGATAATAAAGATATATTTCTTACGTATGTCTCTATTAGTTAGATTAACATGATCATATAGATAATTTCCTATAATATTATATTTAATGATATCTTTAATCCTAGCTCGAGATAACTTACGATTTATATAATCGAATGACAAATAATACATGTCGACGATATGATCGACATAAACATCGATTGATTTCGTTTTCATAAAAAAATATCCTCCATACAATATAATAATGTATATAATATATTATATCATATGGAGGATTAAAATTAAAGCTTATAAACACTAATATCGTCGCCGTTAGGACTAATGCCTCGTAAATACAAAACATTATTTTCTATGACAAAAATTTTAGGAATATTAGCAAAATCTTTTGTTGCAACAACATCTGTTTTTTGTCCTTTTACAAGAATAGCAAAACAATTTGTATTAACATTTTCATTTAAAGTGCTTTGTTCAACAGTGGAATATATAATAACCTGTTCCCAATCTGAAGGTAAATCACACACTTTAATTTTGTTTAAAGTTCTGCCATGGATACCACGAGCATAAACACGACCGCTCCAAATTTTATTAGCCGAAATCTTAGCGAATGTAGTAGAGCCGCCACCTTTAGGAAGATTACTTACTTTATTATTTAACGCTTCGATTTCTTCCTGAAGAGCAAATTTCTTAACTTCTTTTGTCGTAGAATTATACCAACCTGGACGACTAACACAACATAAATTAGTTTCGTATGTATTACCGTCATAATCACCTAAGTCGAGATGGGCTTCGCCTCGGCTTATTTCTTCCAATGTAGAACCAGATCCAATACGATGATATTTACCGGTGCCGGGGCCTGTTTCAAAAAGAATAGGATTATTATAAGCAAATTTAAGAGGGCCAGTTATAGTGTCGCCATTTTTATTTAACTTAGCATCGAGTTCGTTAGCAAGGCTTGCCGATAGTTTTTCTTTCGTAACAGAATGATCTCGTAATTTTCGAGTCGTAACACTAGCATCAGGATGATCCAGCTCCTCTAAAGTACGATGTTTAGATAATTCTGTTTTGAGATCGTTAAGCTTTTTAACAGCTTCGCTACCGTTCGCATCTAAAGAAGATTTCAATTCATTCTTTAAGTTGGCGAGTAGCGAATCGATCTGATCTTTTAAATAATATTTAGCGATAAGATCACTTAGCAAGCTGTCGACTTGATCTTTCGTATAATGATCTTTTAATAGTTTAGCTTTAGACGGGAATAACTTATATAAAAGAAAAGCACTTAATGCTTTATCTTCACTAAAGTTCGTTTCGCCTTCGACAAATTCATCAGACGAAATTACTTCTTTTTTGTCGACATGCTGTACTCTGTCTTTCAATCGATTAAGCATCTCGGCACGTTTAGGTTCACTTTCGTTAACAGTGAACTCATAATCGTATATATTAGTTTCTGGCATATGAATATGTCCTTTCGTAGATTTAAAATATATACTACTATATTACAGAAAAAATCCCCGCACTAAGTACGGGGATATATCTTTATTATAAATGATCGTTAGGTTGTAACGGGATGATACGCCAAGATCCAGGGCCTTCAGTAGACTCTGCAACATAAAGCGTATTATTATTTATTATCATTTGTCCAGCAAACGCTGGTGCTTGTGTAACATCAGTTGCCACAAGTTTGTCGATGCGAACATAATCTTTTAATTTTTCGTCGACATCGCTGGCGCTAACAATCCATTTGGTACCGTTCCAGAATATCGGCATTCCAAGTGTCGTATCGAAATACTGTTGACCGACAACTAAATGTTCAGTCGGTCTTTTTTCCGTCGGGCCAGAATGAATAATCGGAATAGTCTCGTACGTCATCGTACCCATAGTATTAACAGGTTTATTTGGCATGAAATAGATTTCCATACTTAAATCGGCTAATGAAGTAATAACATCAGCTTTATAAGGTTCAGGAATTTCGCATTTCATAGTCTTAGCATCGGTATTTACTTCAATAACCTTAAAGCCACCTTTGCCTAATACGTTCATCATACTACCGACTGTAATCGGTGTATCTTTTAACGTACCGTTATCCCATACTGGGAATTTATTAAAACCAAAAGTCATTGTTCTGTCGCCATGATTAGTAACAGAAATAGGTTTATCCTCTGCCGCTAAATACTCAGTTTTAGTCGTATATCTATAAGTCGATACATAGCCAAAATGACCAGAATGATTTGGCTTAGATTCTAAATATACATCGCCGGCAACGCCAGCAGTATAATTACTATAATCATGATCTTTAGCGTCTTTATAAGGAACGCCATTAGAACCAAAGAAAATAGCCGAACCTTCACCATCGGCTAATTCGTCTCGACTACTAATATCTTTCTCATGAATAGTTCTATCGTAACCCAAATAGATTCTTGTCTTAGCATCGTCTTCTGCCTTAATTTCATATTTTCTATTAAGGAAACCTCTCGAACTATATTCATCGGTAGAACCTATATTATTAAATAAAGTTAATGCAGGATATTCTGCTACACCATTTGGAGAGATAGATACTTCTGGAGAATTAATCCAAGAGAATTTAGTACCTTTTTGTATCCAGTAGTCGAAGTTTTCTTGGAATTTATCAAATTTAAGATCACTTACTTTAACTTCGATCTTGGCATTTTCTGGTGATATTAAATAGATAAATGCCGAAGGTTTTTCTTCTACAAGTACATGGTCGACATTATCGTCAAGCGTAATATCGAGTGTAACATGACTAATCTCGGCTCTTGGTCCAACGCTAATGTACAATGGATTTTGATTAAGAGCCCATCTACCGGTTAATTTAAAATTCGATATTTTATTAGCATAGAAATTAGCCGTAGTACCATTATTTAAATCGACAGTATCGTCAAAATGAAGAGTAACAGTTTCGAAATCGACATACGAATATGTACAAAGACAGAAAGTACAGTTATTAGAAACGATATTGCTTATATTATTATTTATGCCATCAGTATATTCTAGATATATAGCATACATACCATAATTAGCTTTTACATTATCGATAGTCAAATTATTACATTGAGCAGCTAAATCGATATTTTGACCAGCACAATCTTTAGTATTAGTCATTCGAAGATTTAATAATTTTAGATTAGTAAATAGTAGCTGACTAAAATCACTACTCGTACTGATAAATTTAAAACTACTACCTTCTGCATCTTGATCTTTGACTTTAAAAATAAAACCATCGATTGTCGTATTATAAGCATTAGTAATATCTTCTAGATCTTCCGATGCATTTCGAGTCAATACAAATCCAATATCACCTTGAGACGCATCGGTATGATCGCATAGAATAGTAGCACCATAAGTATTCTCAGATCTAACGACTAAAGAACGACTCTTTTTTTCTGGGCAGAAAATCTTTACGACATTTTCGATCTTGTAAGTACCGTCAGGAAAAATTACTTCGTCATATTTTTCTTTAGATGCTTTGAGAAAAATTTCGTTTAATTTAGCCGTTACGTCGGTAGCACCTGTATTATCGACACCTTCCGTAACGACGTTAAGAGATTTTACCGAGTCTAATAAACTTTGAGCATCAGCTTTTTTCATAAAAAGTTCGTCATTTTTTTTAATGATCGAACTTAAACCTTGAGCAATTTCAGAAATAATAGACATTAAAAAACCTTTCTATTATAAATAATTGACCCCATTCATTTTGGCAATTTCGCGAGCGCGATTACGAATCCAATTGCCGCCAGAAGTATGGACACCGTCTTCGGTACGAACATGACACTCTGGCACGAGAATATCGAGATCCCAACGTTCGGCCGGATAATCGTATAAGTCTTGTCTTAATAAACAGCGTTCGCCATGAGTAAATACTTGACTTAATGGTAAACCATATGTCACGCAACATAGATATACGACAGTCGCCATTGCTTCGAGTTGTAAGGCATTAACGGGTTCTTGTCCTGGAACGTAAGTCGAATATCCGGTATAACCGTCTCCATTCAATTCGGAACCATAATTCGAACATGCCGAAATGCCGAGGTTATTAGTATTTTCTCGATAGCAATGCGCACCCTTATTGTCTAAATCTTGCATTACGTGCACGTTACCAGATCCATCGATACACATATGATAATCATCGAACAACTGGTCGTAATGACCAGCTGTCCAATGAAGAGTAATCATAGTATTCGAAGAACCTTGTTGTTGAATAGTCGGATAAATATTTTTAATTACGTTATCACGAACTTGTTTTAATTGTTCTTCGTATGTCATATAAATTATTCACCTATATCAAAAATAATAAAGCCATTATTGATGCCAAAATTTCCAAGATATTTTTCTTTACCGGTAGAATCGTATAAATATGTCGTTAAAGCAGATGATTGATAAGCAACAATATCTTTAAGATCTCCTGAAGTTACTTGACCTGATCTTATTCCAAAATTATCGACAATATAATATGTTATCGGATTATTATTTTTGAATTCGATTTTTTTCTTAAAATTAATTTTAGACGTATTATAATTTTTAAGAACAGAATCTTTGTCAAAGTAAAGACCATCTTGATCATAATCTCTTGTCTGATCAAATAATTCATTAAATTTTTGAATTATAGATGAGCTAAAGCCATTTGTTGCAATCTGTGACCCATAATCGCCAACTAATTGTTGATTGTTCCAATCATGAATATAGCCATAATAAACATTGTTACTATTTAATAAATTTTTGATAGTAAGTGTATTTTCTATTTTAGCCTTTTTTTCAATTTTAAGGTTATTAACATAAATATCAAATGGCGCTGTATTTTTAATAATAATTTTATTATCTAAAAATTCTGCCTTAAGAATATTTGTTGCATCATCGTTATATATTTTTTTAGAAATTAAAAATTTATATAACTTATCTTCTTGTTCATAAGAAAGATCAAATGTTTTATTCCCGATATCTTCTGTTTCAGAAAAAGAGTCAAAAGCTAAAGAAGAATCTTTTTCTGCTTTAAATGGTGTAGATTGAACTAATAAATTTAAGAAAATTCCATTTTGAGAAGATACTTTTGCATCTTTAACAGTAACAGTAACGATACCATTATCGTTAAAATTAGCATCTTTACCGTTAACATTTACATAAGATTTAAATGGACCAGATAATTTTACAGTAATATCAGAGCCATTAAAGTCGTAAGAAATAATTTCAACGTTCGGGATATTTAATACGCTATTAAATAATCGTTGTATATATAAATCTGTTTGATTAGCAAATGGAATGTTTTTATCGGCTAAAAATTTCTCAAATTCTGGTTTAAAACCTTGAGAAAATAATGAAGCTATTAATTTAGAAATTTCTTGAATTTGATTGTTTTCAGACATATTAAATTATCCTTTTATTTTATATTATAATGAATCAAAAAATGTGCCTTTTATCACAAAACCGATAGCAGCTTCAATCGTAAAATCATCAATAAAATCACTATGTTCGCCAATTTTAAATATCAAATTATCTTGTGATTCGGTATTATAATTTATAATAAGATGATATGATCCATTCTTTTTATATGCTTTAATAGAGTTCACTGATTTAATTTTATCAATACCGCTAGTAATATTGTAATTATAAGTTGTTGTATATTGTTTATTTTGAGCAAATGGTATAATTTGTAATCCACTAATATTTTTTGGTAAATTTTGAGAATTTATTAAGTCGACAGCACCAGATTCATCAGTTTCTTCTAATGTTTTAAAAACATTGTCGATAACATATACATATTTATTTATTTCAGTGTTATATCCATAATCATTTTTTTGAAGATTTACTTTGTTGCCATCGAAGCCAAATTCTTTTAATTCATCAAATGTATACCATTGATAAAAAACATCGTCATTATTAAATAACTGTTGAATACAATTTTTACTAAGTATTGTATTACTTCGATCATGTCGTTGTTCTTTTATCCAAGGATATTTAAAATTATTTTTAATTTTTACTTTTACTTCGGTAGTCCCAGGTTTAATTTTAGACAACATACTCCCACGTATTTTATCGTCAAATTCCATTGATTTTTGTCCGACAGGAATCGTGAAAGTTTCGCCTAAATATTCTACTTCTAATGGTTCGTAATATCGATTAACAATATGGTGTAAATAATCAGAATTAGAACTAGAAAATAGTGACTGATTTATAAAGAAATATCGTCCAAAAACACTAGGCACAGTATATACTGTTGCGCCATCATCAGGAGTCGGAACATTTCTTGTGGAATGAAGGACATCTTTAAATTTGCCTTTATAACTAGAAATAATATCGATACTATTTTTTAATTCATCGAATGTTTCCGCTAATCGTACGCCATCTTCAATCGTTGCAATACCGCCGCTATCGGCAGTAAATTTTACACCGTTAATTTCGTATTTCTTATTTGGAAGCAATCCACTAACTTTAAGAATTCTAGGATCGTTTTGATCTGGATATATAGAAACATTATCAGAGAATAAAAGTTCCGATGGATTTTCATAGAAAATATATCCAATTTTAACATAATTTTTATTTCTGTGTTCACTATCATCTGCCATAGGATAAGTAAAATCTTTAGAACAGTTTTCTAAGTATTTACTTTCTTCTGGTTTTTCGTAACCTTCAGGAAGATTTTTGTTCATAGGAACCCATAAAATTTTAGCATATGGGAAAGGATTTTCTGCATCTTGTTTTACTGTTATAGTTAAATTACCAGATTCAGGAAATCGGTACACAGTATCATTAATTTCGATATAGCTAAAAGGTTGCCCACTAAATGTTAAAATATAATTATCGTCTTGTTCTGTAACGACATTAATATTTACACCAGTACCATAAGCAACACCAATATTGCCAAATAACTTTTTTAAATAAAATTTTGTTTCTTCAGGAAATGGAGCATTAAGATCCTCTAAAACAGCTTTAACTAAAGAAAAAGTTGTATTTGGTTTATAGGCCGTAATCTCGTTAGCTATATCTTGTATTTTATTATCAGGCATATATATCTCCTTAACCTATACGTTTCCACATATTAACAACGATATATGGAGGCATGTTATTATGTGGTTGGTTTTTACCGGATTGTAACATATTTATATTTAAATTGATAGTATGATTATGAGAAGCATCAATAACATAATTTCGTCCTGGTGAAGAATCTCCACCATCCTTAGCATGAATTCCATATTCACTTTCTCTTGAAACTATTCCAAAACCATCTTTATAAGGAACATCTGTTATGTCTCCATTTGGTCTAATAGTTGAAGAAAATTTGCCAACTAATTTTGTTGTACTTGTAGTATTACCATTAATATTATTAACATCATGACTATGAGAAGCTAATTCATCTTCTGTTAAACGATGTTCTTTTTCGCCACCGACTTGTCCGAGATTAAAGCCGTCACCACTATTAACTAACATACGACCAGAAGGCATACGTTCCCAGCTACCACCAAAAATAGCAGATGGTTCAACGTTATTAACGTTCATATAAATAGAACCAACCGGATATAATTGACCGGCTAATCGATTAAGTTGATCCAAAGCCGAACTTAATTTTTTATTTAATTGTCCTACAGTTACAACATCGTTTAATTCAACACCGTCTGCCACATTACTAATAACACGTTTAGTCTCACCATTACCAACAGATACCTGATTGGTTTGCGTAGCAACAGAATCCGCGCCTAATGCAATACTGTTTTCACCAGTTGCTGAAGCATTAACGCCAACGGAAGTACCACGGCCCAAAATAGAATTACCGATAGACATTGCTTTATCTCTGAGCTTGTACGCAATTGTCGTAGCGATTTTTGTGCGACCGCTTTCAGCAGATATAGAAATATTATCGCCAGCAAGAAGCCCGTTAATACCTGTTCTTTCATCGATCTCCTCTTTAGTATACGTTTCGTCACGACCCATAAATAATTTAGCCGTTTGTGTTTTCGTATAATATGGAGTTAAATCGACATTGGCATTAATTTCGTTATCACTGCTAATCGTAATCGAATTACCAGCTTTTAATTTATCTTGTTTAGATTCTTTTAAATTTTGAATATCTTCAAAATTTTGAATCATTTCGTCAGGTTCTTGAATATATACCTGATCATCTTTATATTTATTATCGGCTTTTGCCTTTTTTAATTGCAATGCTTTTAAGACATTGACTTTTAAAGATTCAACTTTTAATTTATTCACTTGATTAATCCTTCCCTTGTTAATTACTTAACAAGTCTAAATAGATTAATTCGATTAGCAAGCATAGATCGCAACGGATATTTACGATTTTTTATACCTGCAAATTTATATCCTAAATATATACTTTTCTTAAAGTATCGACACCATTGTCGATCATCTTTAAGACAGAATATATTTTGTTTGATATCAATCGCAAAGAAAAAATCTTTTTGATCGACGATTATCTTTACGTCGTTATAACGTACATATTTACCGAAAATATAATAAGCAAATCCGTATCCGCAATTACGATATAACCAAGCACATCGACATATATATCGTTGGAATTTTTCTTTTAACATAAAATTCTCGTCGATAAGATCGACATATCCAGGTATTATATATCCATCGCCTTTATTCTCGTAATGATATAAATAATGTTTATTAAAATCATAACGAGCAAACTTTGGCACATTGCCTTCATATATCATCCAAGCAATATCAAGACAATTGTCATAGGTTTGCCATAACTTAAATATTTTAGGCAAATTACCATATTTATCTGCAAATAATACGACGAACCAGTTTGTTAAATAGCATAGTACCATGCAGAGCATATTAGCTCCGCATAGCACTAACCATTTAATATAATATTTACTCGGCATCATTCTTTTCCTTATATGTTCCGACTTCACTATTATATTTACTATTAATAAATTTATTAGCAATTTGTGTCGCAGCAGAACCGCCACCAGTTAAATTAGCTAACGTATCATAGTGTTGCCAATTATGTCCTGTAATTACTAAGTATAACGTAACACCGACCAATAACAATAATAACGTAAAAGAAATGACGCGTGTGTAGCTAAGTCCTTCGTTTTCAAATAGCATCATTTTAAATATTTTACTCATTTTATTTCTTACCTTTTTTCTCATGTAATTTAAACTTTACGACATTTAAGTCGACATCGGTAATGCGATCGATTACGTCTTTCGGAAGGCTATTAATAATTTCGTTATTATAACGAATTAATTTCATGTTTTCCTTAAAACTAAATAACTCGGTCAATACTATATAACCATAACATATCCATGCAATAATATCGAATACGTCCTGAAAATATAGCATATGGATAGTCGATGGAATTACGATTGCATCTAATAAAAATGCGAAAATACTTAAAACACTATATTCAAATAATTTGAAGAGAAAGCCGCGATAAAATACGCGGCTTGATTTTTGCTGTCCCCAGCCTCCCCAAAATACATCGATAATCGTTCGATAATGCCATAAAGGTTTTTTCGAAAAAGTAAGAGCGAACAATCTTAACAATGTATCGACAATTAACATAAAGAATATAATCGTATACATCGTTAAGAATGTTTCGACTGCTTGAGGAGCAATATTATATAACAATGCTAATGCATTTATTAATGTCATTGTTCTCCCCTATATAATAAAAACTATTCACCTTTTAATGCTTTAATTGCATCGAGAATAGGTTGCAAGTCAGCTTGAGTGATAAAGCCTTTTTCTTTTAACTTAGTTTCGATATCTTCAAGTTTTAAATATTTAGCTTCTGCTTGAGCTTGAGTTTCGTAAGCACTTAAATCTGGAGCATGGATTCCATCTACAGTATTTTTCAATTCTGTGATTTTGCCTTCCAACGCTTCTTTAGCTTCATTAACTTTACCTTCAGCAGTTGTAACAGCACCATTGACAAGAGCCTGTGCAGCTTCTTCGGTAACTAACTCGCCTTTAAGTTCAGCTTTAGCGTTGTCAATATCTTCATGAGATGCATAGCCTTTGCCGGTAAGGATTTCATCTAATTTAGTTTTTTGATCTTCAGTGAAATCTGTAGGAGCAGCTTTGCCTTCTAATGCAGTTACACGAGTATCGATAGCTGGAACAGTAGTATCTTTTAAAGTATTGATACTAGCTCTTAATTGACCGATGTTAGTATCCATGCTTGCACTATAGCTACCAAGATCTGCATTTGTAGCATAGTTCTTATCACGAAGAATAGATTCTACTACACCTTTTTGATCTTCTGTTAAAGTATCTTTTGGACCATACTTAGCATCGGATTCAGCTTTCTTAGCATAAGGAGTTAAGTCAACAGAAGCACCAGTACCAGTAGCTGTCAAAGTTTTTGTATCGGCATCATAAGATAAACCATTACCGAAAGTAAGAGCATCTTGTTTAGCCGTAACAGCAGCACTCGTAGCGATTGCATCTTCGATATTTTCAGTCGTTACATATTGACCTTTAGGAGCATAGTAACCATCGGCAGTTTCTTTATCAAGATAACCTTTACCTACAATAGCTGTATTAATAGCATTTGCAAAAGTCGGAGTAGTTGCTAATGTATCGAGTTCGCTACGTAATACGTAATCGCCTTTAGTTTGATATAGGCTAGTCGCAGCACTTACATCAAGTTTATTAGCAATAGCCGTATTAACTTCGTCGATTTTAACTTTATTTTTACCGATTTGATCGTCGACATATTCGATCGTAGCATAGTTACCTACGCCTTGATATAAACGATCGGATTCATTCTTAGTAATGTAACCATCTTTAAGAGTATTAGTTAAATCTTCACGAGTTAAGTAATTACCTTTAACTTGGAAAATGCCTTTAAGAGTTTCGAGGTTAGTCGCTAATTTAGCATCGATAGCAGTATCAGTTTCGTCAGCCGTCATCATGTCGTCTTTAATACGAGCAATTTCAGTACCATATACGTCACGAGTCCAAGCAGCAAAATCGACTTTAGTTTGATAAGCAGCAGCAGCTTCTTCAGACTTATCATTAATAGCTTTTTCTAATGCAGTCTTAGCAGCAGCTAATGCATTCTCTTGTGCTGTAATAGCTGTATTAAGAGTTTGTTTTGCATCTTCGAAATCAGTAGTTGCTACTTTACCAGCTACTTCATCTTTTGTAGCTTTCTTAGCCAATTCAGCAAGAATAGATTCGACAGAAGATTTATTGTCGTTAACACCAGATTGGATATTAGCGATAGTTTGAACGGCATCTTTAAGAGCGCCTAATTTATTGTCGACAATACCTTCGACTTGAGTTTGAGTCAAACCAGAACCGCCGGCAGCGATAGTTGCATTATCTAATTGTTGTTTTGTCGCAAATGTATCGTCGGCATATTTTTTAAGTTCAGTAGCTTTCGCACCGATTTCAGTCGTTATGTCAGCTTTCTTAGCATATACATCTGCATCATTCTTCGATACGTATACATCACCAAGACCGGCAACAGCAGCAGAAATATCTTCTGTTACTTTAGCAGCTTTAGCATATGTATCAAGATCGGCAGTATGAACCAAGGTATCTTTATCGAGACCGTTAATCAAAGCTTCATTAGCATTAGCTTTAGTTTTAACTTCTTCTAAGGCAGCAGCTGTAGCATATTCGCCCTTAGGTTGATAATCACGATCAGCAGCTTCTTTAGTTACATATTCGCCTTTTTCTTGATAACCAGCAAGTTTAGCTGTAAGTTTAGTATCAATTAAATTAGGAACAGTAGCTGTTTCTAATGTATTTAATTTTGTATCGAGTTCAGTTGCTTTAGCTTCAAATACAGTTTTGTCAGCTTTGTCGGCAAGAGCACTTACATCGGCTTTGCTTAACAAATCAGAAGCATTTTTATCAGCTTTAGCTTGAACTGCGGTCAATGCACTTACGTCAGCTTTGTCAGCAAGTTTTTCATTAAGTTTAGTTTCGCCTACGAATTTTTCTCGAGCTACAATAGCATCGACAATTTCTTGAACTTTATCGGCTACAGCTTGAGCATCTAGGCTAGCGCCTGTGCCAGCACCACCGTTAAGAGCAAGGTCGTTAACTTTAGTCGTTAATTTACCAAGATCTTCAATTGCTTTTTCGACTTTAGTTTTTGCTTCTTCAAGACCTGCAGCATTTTCAGTAGCTTTAGCTTTAGCTTGTTGAGCAGTTGTATTTACTTCACGAACAGCAGCATCGGCAACAGCTTTAGCAGCTTCGATATCTTCGGCTACTTGTACTTTGTCAGCTTTATCTTTAAGTTTAGATGTAACGTCATTTTTCTCTGCATATTCTTCAAGAGAAGCTACGTCAGCTTTTTTAGCAAGAGCTTCATTAACCTCATCTTTAGTGAATACTTTATTTAACTTATCAAGTACAGTAGTCAAATCAGCTTGACCAGCTAATTGTTGAGCCAAATCTTTTAAGGATTGAAGAGTAGTAGGGTCTAAAGAGCCAATAGCTTGTACTTCAGCTTTAGTTGCATATTCACCTTTAGGTTGATATGTTTCATCAGCAACTGCTTTAGTTACATAATTAACGAGAGCAGCTTCAACTTCTTTAGCTTTAGCATCGGCAGCAGTAGCTTTTTCTTTAGCTTCAATCACAGCTTCACCAGTTTTAGCTTCAGCTTTTGCTTCTTCAGCAACAGTCTTAGCAGCTTCGATAGCTTGAGCTAATTCATCTTTAGCACCTTTCAAAGCTTCTTTAGTTGCCAATGGTTCAAGTGCAGTAGCATCAGCTTTATCTGCAAGAGCTGTATTTGCTTTAGCAGCTTCTTTTACAGCATCTGCAGCAGCTTGTTTAGCTTCGGCAACTTCGGCTTTTGTAGCTTTTTCTGCTAATGCCGTATTAACAGCTTCTTGATCCGCCTTGCGGCTTAATGCTTTTTCATTTTCTACTTTAGCTTGAGCCGCATCAATTTTAATCTTAGATACATCGTCAGCAATACCTTGTACTTTAGCATCGTTAAGAGTATCGGCAGATTTACGAGCAGCAACTTCAGCAGCAACAGCAGCTTTATTTGCATCAGCTTCAGCTTTAAGATTATCCAAAGCTGTTTGATCAGCTTTTGTAGCAAGAGCTGTAGCGTCCGCTTTGGCTGATACTTCTTCTTTTGTAGCAAGCGGAGTCAAATCGCTAGCATTAGCTTTTTTAGCAAGTTCAGTTTCGATAGCAGCTTTATCGGCTTTATCGGCCAAATCAGATTTTTTAGCATATGTAGCTTCGACTTCAGCAGCTTTAACATATGGAGTCAAATCAATAATAGCTTTTACTTTTTCAGTAAGTTCGGCTGCTTTGACTACGTCGTCGGCAGTAGCTGCTTTAGCAATAGCTTTTTCAAGATCAGTATCTTTATCGTTAAGTTTTTTAATTAACTTATCGATAGCATTTTTATCGTATACTTTATCTTTATCAGCTTTCTTAGCAATTTCAGCAATGCTATCTGGATTATCTTTTAAAAGATCGATCGCATCTTTTAATGTTTTAAGATCTTGAGTAGATACACCACCTGTAGCTGTTTCGAGCTCAGCTTTTGTTGCGAATTTAGCATCGGCAGCTTGATCAGCCTTACCTTGTGCTTCCGTAATTTTTTCAGCTACTTTAGCATCGGTGATATATTCACCTTTAGGTTGATATTGAGCAGCAGCTTCGACTTTGCTTAAGAATGTAATAACGTCTTGTGCTTGTTTAGCAGCAAGATCGGCAGCTACTTTAGCTACAGCAGCTTGGTTAGCTTCAGCTAACGCTTTGTTAGCAGCAGACGTTGCTTTATTTTCTGCTGCTTGTTTTGTTACGTTTTCGACAGCTTTATTATCGACAGCTGGTTGACTACCAGTATTATTATTATCTGTATCGATAGTCAAACCTTTGCGAGCTGGATTATAAAGACCGAAGTATGCACGAGTAACAATTTTTTTAGACATTCAAAAATCTCCTTAATTCCAATGAATAATTTCGGTAGACAAACGATTACGCAAATCGTTCGTTGCTTTATTTAAATAATCGTCGATGTTTTGTTTAATATATTCTTGCAAACCGTCGCCGATTACTCGTAACAGTTGATCGAGAGTCGGTTGATAAATACGTTGATTAACTTGATCGACATATTTAATTAACTCATCTCGTACCGTATCTCTAACCTGATTAAAATCAGGCTTCTTTTTTAAAGCTTCAAGAAGATCGGTATAAGTATTAATCGTACCGTCTTGTTCAAATTGTTTAATCGTATCTGTCCAATATTCTAAATCATGAATATCTGGTTTATTATTAACGACACGAATTACTTCGTTTAATTTGTAAACAAGATACTTAATACTCGTTTCATTTAATGAAGCTTGTTCGATAAATTGCTTCATTAGCGTTACCTCATAATAACATTAGTAAAAGTAAGCTTATTTTCGTTCGGAATAATAGAACATTCGTCATTATTTTTAATAACGGTAATGCCTTTAAAAGCATTTTCGCCTTCTTTCAATAACGATACCGGTATGATAATATCGCCTATATTTTTATTATCATACATAGCCGATACGATAATTTCAGTCTTACCTTCTAATAAATATACAGAGTAAATTCCATCGTAACAAGAAGTAAAGCAGGTGTCGTCAGAAAACAGCACCTGCTTATTATTTGATAATAAAATGTTACTTAATTCCAACGTATTATTACCATAAGTAATAATATTGTTTTGAATAAAAGATTTACCGCCTATTTGCAAATCTTTTACAAATAAATTTTTAACATTTAATGTATCGATCTTATTATTTTTAAGGATGTACTCTGATGTTATATTACCACTCGTAACGCCGTTAGTTCTTAGATATTCCGAAACTTTTTCTTCTGATTTTGCCATAATGTTATCAACATCATGAGACAAATTCATAATCGTTTCGTTTAACGCATCTAATGATAAATTTTCCACAGATTATATACCTCTAACGATAATAAATAGCAACTAAATTAGAATGATCGATAAACAGCATATCGTCAAGAATTTCGAAGTCGATTCCATTTATAGAATATCGACCATCTTCATTTAATACAAAATACGTAATTATATCTATTTCTTGTTTTAATATTAATAATAATTCGCTAGAGCCATTTAAATTAATAGCCGAATCATTATATATTAATGTATTCCAACGATAGGAATTGCCGCCAGCTATCATTAATTCTTTATTATTATAAGAATTACCAGAAAGAATATTGCCGCCTATCATAAGTTTATTATTGTCAATAACCATATTGCCATTAATATTCTTAACAGATACTGTATCAACGTTATAATCAGACGATACATTCTTCTTATAATAATTATCTTGAAACTTATATTTCATTAATGAAAAATCGACAACTTCATTAATAATAGTATTTTTAGATTCAGTAAGATAATCTTGAATCTCAGATATTTTATTTTGAATATCGGTTAAGGTAACGTTATCTTTATTTAATATTTGAATCATTAGCGTTACCTCGCTTTCTTATTGTATACGATTTATCACATATAATTTTATTATTTTCGATTTTAAAATCATCACAAATAAAATCTTTGCCGCAATAATTAATAAGATATGGCTTATTGACAATACCTTGAATAACGATATAATATTCGCCTTTAACCAAGTCGCCAGTATATTTTTTAAACTTAGGCAATAACATATCACTGTCGTACTTTAATATTTTATTATCATATACTAATCTATCATTAAATACTAAATCATGTTTATCAGTTTTAATAGATGTATTATTAATACTATTATCACCGATATATATATTGTCATCGATAATAATTGTATCGACATCTAAATCTTTAATAGTCTCGTTAATAGAATATGCCATTTGATTAATGTCAAGTGATGTTAAATATCCATCGATATGAATAGCCGAAGATTCTAAATTATTAATTCTATTAATTAAGTCGTTGAGGTTATTTTTTAATGTATTAAGATCTAACGCCATTGTATATTATAACCTCCTAATGCATCCCAATGATGATTATAACTACTATGATGTTTACGACGTTGACGCCAAATTTCATTCGTATAGAATTTATAATCATATGGATTAAGTTCTAAACGTTGAATAACTGTATGGTTTTTATCCCAAGCATAATAATTTAAGAATGATACAGACATATTTGTTTCTGGACCATCATTAGGATCGTTCCATGGTTTATAACCACGTAAAAATGCATTACGCACTAAAATAAATATTGGTTGATAATTATCGCCATCATATTTATAAGCATAAGCTTCATTCCATTTGTCATAGTTATCTTTATTCATTTCTTGATTACTACGCCATTGTGGAAGTTTAACATAATTACGATAGTTATTTGTCGTAATAATAGTTTTATTAGTCACTAAACCATATGCATTAAATTCTAATAATGTTTTATTACTACGTTTAATAGCAAATGGAAATGCTTCGATAGAATACTCATCGATATTAAATAAAGTACTAATCGATCCTTGTGTAAAATTAATACAAGGATTGTTACCAGAATTAATAACTAATTTACCATTAGTTTCTGGATTATTATAGCGAATAAAATCATTAACTTCGCTTAACTTAACAAATCGATTATTACATTCATCTTTAGTATAATAATTAGCTAATGTTGAATTAACTAAATTTTTAAGATCATCGATACTTTCAGTAACTTTATCGTTAAGATAATGTTTCATGTTTTCGAGACGAGAATTATACTGATCAATTAAATCTTGAATAGCACTACCTGAAATAATATTATCAAATCGAGTTAAAGAATCGATGATCTCGTTTATTTTTTTAACTTGCAAAAAAGTCGTTACTTTATTTTTTAAATGCTCGATCATCGCCATAACACCTTTAAAATCTTTCCGAAATTACGACTCTTGTTACCATCATAATCTTCGCCTACCCAGCCTGTTTTTGCTGTTAGCATAACGTAAGTCTTAGTAACTTCTAAACCGGCTGTAGCATATGGCGTAAAGAATTTAATCGGAACTTCTGCACTACACATATATACGTATGATGGAGCCACTTTATGATCATTTTGTTTATCATAATACGTAAAATCAGATGTCGTATTATCGACGATAATAATTAAATCATTCCAACCAGATGGTAACGCTACAGTACCACCTACATTTTCAACACGACTATTTTCAATAATATTCCAAGTTGCTGGAATATATTTACGCTCTATTAATTTAAATAGATCACGATTTAATGCGCGTTCTGTTCCGTCATTAATATTTTTAGCAAATAATTCTGAACCATCTGGATTGATCATCTTAAGCCAATCACCATCCATAATAAGTTTAACGCCATTAATCGTCATTAAAATATTATCGCTCTTACGAGCATTAATAACAGCATTATCCATTGTTAACGTATGGTTTAAAATCCAATCGGTAGCTTTCGATATAAAATTGTCTTTATTAGAGCTATTTAAATATCGACCATCGTCTTCTGACTTTGTAAAATAATTCTTTATTTTATTTAACCAACTTGCTTTTTCATCGGCTAACGATGTATTAATTTCTTTACGAGCCGCATTATATTCTCTATTAATAGTATTAAACTTATCGATAAATTCATTAGGCGTAATATTGTTCGTATTATTTTCTTGTTCTAATACGTTATATTCGTCGATAATTTTATTAATTTCTTGTGTAGCTTTTACCGACGTAGATCGTTCTTTCATTCGTTCCATGAATATATCTCCTTATCGATAAAATACTTTATGAATCGTACCATTCCATTTGGCCGATTCTAATTTAATATAATTATTTGCTAAATTAATAGTACAATATGCTGGAGCATATCGTTGAACACCTAACGACAATTCTATTAATACATGATCAATATACATATGATCATTATCAATTCTATCTGCATATTTCATAAGAATTAATAATTGATTAGCATCGTCATTAACAGCATCGCCATAATATACAGATTGTCCGACGCCTAAATTACGACTATTAGGTAGTTCAATCCAGTTACCTGGACTAATTCTAGAAATACCCGTAACGACTTCTTGTCCATTATTATATACAACATTATCACGTATTTCAAATACGTTATTACCATTATTTGTTACTTTTAAAACACCGGGACGAATTTCTAAAGAACCGTCTGGGAATGTAATAACTGGACCAGAGGTATTATTTAATTCAATAGATTTACCGACATTTAAATTTTTACGTAACGTAATATTTTGATCTTTTAATAAAAAATTACTTAAGTCTTGTATACGATCGAATAAAGCATCGCTTTCGTCTTTTGTATAATATAACTTAATTTTATTTTTTATTAATTCGATGACAGCCGCTAAATTATCTTTAGCATTCTTAATAGCATTACGAATATCCCGTACAGCATTTTCAATATAGCTACCAATGTTTTCTCGAGTCGGTCTATTAGCAGATACTTCTTTAAGTCTATTAATTTCAGCATCAAATTCATTAATCTTGGCATTTATTTTTTGTAAGCCAATTTGCTGAATTAATTTTTGAATCATACAGTATCACCATGTTCAATAACATTACTTGTCTGAGTATTATAATATAAAACATATCCACGTTCAGGATATACGCTTCGTAACAATACTTGAGAATCTGTAGCTTCAGAAGTAATTGTCGAAGCTTTTTTAATTTGTCCATCGTAGATTACTACTTTGACAACTTCAGCATTTGGCAATTCTAATATAAGTTGATAATCATCGGTACCATTTTTAACCCATTTATTAGAACCAAATTCTATTTTCTGAAGAACAATGCTTTGATTAATTTTATCAACAACAGCATTAGGTAAAATACTTTTTCCATTTCTAACTAAAATCTCCCAGTCAGTACCATTAAAACGATAAATAGAACCGGCTGTGTCGCCACCGTTAACTGCAGCAATATCACCTAATACTGCATCAGGATATGTCGTGAATAAATCGGCAACACTATTAACACTTTGCTTCCAACAATTTGTATCGGCAGCTTTCGTTAATGTCGTTAACAATTCATCACGCAATAAAAAATCTTCGACAGGATGTCCCATAAATTTACGAGTATCTTCACTCAAATCGCTTCGGTCAGAATTACCGGAACGATCGGAAAGAATCGCATGCTTTGGGATCCATTTTTTAAATTTCTGTTCGAGAGTTTCACCGTCGCTAAATACAACTTGATCGGCTGTCGTACTCGGATTAAATAAATCCTTACCGCCAGTACCATTCTCGACGAGAACTTTACCTTTTATATCAGCCATAATTAAATGTCCTTTTCATTAATTTTACAAAAAAATATCTAATTTACAAATTTATATTACAAACAAAAAAAAGAGCTTGTCATTAAGACAAGCTTACTTTTTTAACTTTTAATTTAGCGTTCGATTGTTTTTCACCATCGAATAAAGCAGTATGTCCTGCGCGAATAATTCCGAGGTTGGCTGTATATATCGAACTAAAAATAATAAGTTCGATCGTAACACCACCGCCAACATCGCCTTCGCAAAATGCCATAAGATTGCCTTTGCGATCTTTACGTTCATCGATTTTCGTAATCTTAATCGGTACTTTAAATACATCGTGCCCATCTTCATAATCAAACCATTCTGGCGTACATGTTACCGGGCAACTTAACGATTGCATTTCATAATCCATAATTACGTTTTCGTTAAAATCGTTGACATCTAATAGTTCGACTTTTTTATCTTTACGTATTTCATGGAACTCATTTAATAGTTCGTTACGGTTAGCCTTATAATTATTAAAAGCACCCGACATAATCAACGCTTCACCAACACGTTTATTAAAAGCTTTTTTACCTATTTTGTCTAATGCATCTTCTAATGAAGTATATGGTCTATTATCTACAATAGCTGGGATAGAAGCTTCACCAACACCTTTGATGGACCCAAGACCAAATAGGATATTATTTCCATCAGGAGTAAAATCCCGATTAGATATATTGATGTCCGGAACTTTGACATCGATACCTTCCTTTCTAATCATCGGAATATAACGTAATAAATCTTCAGTAGCTTGCATCGATAAGAATGCTGAATAAAATTCTACCGGATAGTATAATTTTAACCATGTTGTTAACATACTAGTAAATGAATAAGCTACGGCATGACTCTTATTGAAGGCGTAGGATACGAACCCCATAATAGCATCGAAATAATCGTTCATTTCTTTAGCTGTATATCCATTAGCAATAGCACCTTTAATTTCAGGACCATATTTACCTTTAGGATCATACCACGGTAATTCATTATTATCTTCCCAACCTTCAGGGCCTTCACAATTTTTCTTACCATAAATATGACAACGAATCATCATTGGGAACATGCTTACTTTCTTTTTGGCTACCGTCTTGCGCACAATTGAGTCAGCTTGATTATCATCGAATCCAGAAACCTGTTTAGATATCTGCATTACGTTTTCTTGATAAGGAATAACACCATATGTTTTATCTAAAATATTTTCGATACCTCGCAATGGTAATTCATTTTTTTCTAAACCTTGTTTACGTTTTGCATATTGATGATGCATGCCTGCAGACAAAGGCCCCGGTCGGAGCAACGCTGTTGTAGCTGCTATATCATCGAAACATGTTGGCTTCATTTCTTGAAGATAATCTTTAAACATATCAGATTCCAATTGGAATATACAATCTGATTTAGCACAAGCTAACATTTGATATAATTTTTTATCTTCAATATCAAAATTATCATATAGCCAATCAACATCTTTATGAAGATGGTCGAGTGTTTTTTCGATAATCGATAATGTTTTTAATCCAAGAATATCGAGTTTCGCCGTACCTAATTCTTCACATTCAACGCCGGTAAACAATGTAATCATAACACCATTTTCATCAGTACGTGTCGGGAAATAATCGTCGACACGACAAGGCATAGCTAGTACACCAGAAGCATGAACACCAAAGTTACGTTTAAG